AGATAACACCAATTTCTCCTTTTGCCAAACCACCTTTCAAAAGATTGTCAATACCCGGTATTCCCATAGGGATTGGATGTCTATAATCATCCGCTAATACCTCATCTAAGTCTTGAAACACATCTCCCGTTCCTCTATCCACGTTTCCAACCTGTAAAGCTCCTCTAACCATTTCTTCCAAGGTATCGTAGTTTTCAAACTCACCGTGGTCAATGATTTTCTTAGCTTTATCCATAACTTTTTGAAGTTCTTGTTGTTTACAAAACTTCAAAGCCTTTTCCTGAACAAACTGAGTACCCTCTTCGGTAACATTCTGTATATCAGAAATAGTGTCAAGAGTTATCTTTAATAATAACTCCTGACTAATTTCACTCTTAGCTTTTTGTTGAATTGTCTCAAAACTAGGACTGTGTTCAAACTTTGAATAGTATTCTTTTACCATCTGAACAAATAATCTAAAGTATTTGTTTTCAAAATAAGTAGATTCTATCACCTCAATAATTGAGTGTGAAAAATCCTTATCAAGTATCATTTGATTAAGAAGTTGTAATTGGAAGGTCTCTCCCAAATAGTCAAAATTTTTGTCAGCCATATTATGTTTGTTTTTAGAATAAATATCAACGAGCCAGCTGATAACCCATGTATTCGTGTGTTAAATTTCTAGATGACAACACGTCAGTAAGACCAAAAAGGATACCTTTTAGGAACGGGCGTATGTCTACGGTGTATCTCACCTTCGGTGGATAAAGTTTAGCATCAAACGTATAATGACACATTGTCGTATCACCATTTTTGATATAGATGTTAAACGACTCAGGTCCATCAGTGAATGATGTGTTCAATACCTCAGGGTCTTCACTAATCTGATATTGATTGTCCAACATGTAGTTTACAGTTTTCATCTTGAAATTTTCTTTCAATTCTGAAATGAAACCATCCATCAAATCAATCAACTCAGCCGAGTTGTGAGCCTTTGGGCTATACCCCTTAACGTTAAAAAAACGTTGTACGATAAAATTGTTGTTTACCGTCATCAAGAATTCCAGTTTGGTAATGTCTTGTTCTTTCATAATTTATGTTATTTTTTGTTTGTTTTTGTTTTTTCTTTTCTTGTTAACTTCATGAATGGTTGGATGAAGTATGTCCATGAGTCGTCACCCTTTGGTAGGTATTTAAACAACCCGTCTTGAACCATATACTTAATTAAGTTCTTGTAACTTCTACCTTCAATATCTAATTTTTCGGTAACAATTGATAGTATTTCTTCTTTGTCTTCATCCCTCAATAAAGGATTAGATAAGTCAACAATCTGTTCATTAACTTGGAAAAATTCTTTTTCAAAAATACCTGATTTTGTTTTACCTGTTAAAAGATTCTTTAGAGTTTGATTGTCTTTTTGTTCTTTTAACAAATCTTCAGCTCTTGTTAAAATATCGTTATAAGAAACTTCTTTTTCAAGTATCTCAGGAAAAAATTTAACTAAAGTTTTTTCACCCAAAAGATAGATACCTTCAATATTATCTGATTTATCACCAGTTAATATCTTTAAAGTTTTTACGTTATAGTGTGGGAACTCAAAGTCATCAAATTTAATTCTATCTCCGTGTTTAAACGTAGCTTTAACTGATGGTGAGTATATGGACACGTTTTCGGAAATAAGTTGTGTTAAATCTCTGTCTGATGAAAAAATAAGTTTATCTTCATTTTCAGATACTTGACAATAATAAGCAATTAAATCGTCGGCTTCTCTACCACTAATCTCTAATTGTCTTATATAGACTTCTTCCAAATATTGTTTGATACGATTTTTTTGTTTTAAGTAGGACATAAAGATTGCGTCCTCCATAACCAATCGTCGGTTTTGTTTGTATTTGGGATAAAGAATTCCACGTAAACTCGTGGAATCTTCACCATCCCATAATACTACTACCTTGTCAAAGTTTTGTTCATTTATGAATTTACGTAAAGTATTCATAAAATGATACAAAGCTCCAATGTGTTCTCCATTGTGGAAGTAATCCTTCACACCATGAAACCCAATTTTCATCAGATTGTTTCCGTCAACAAGTAGTGTTTTTTTCACGAACTAAAATTAAAATTGTTCGTTTGTAAAAGTTTCTTCAGTCTCGTCAAGAGTTATTTCGCCTGTCCCTGTAAGGATTGCGTTCCAATATTGTGAATACTCTTTCTTATATGTTTCAAGAGCATCTTTATCGTCAGCGATATATCCTTGAGCAGTTGCGATAATCTTACCATCTTTATATCCTAATCCGTTAATATGGTTCTTTAGGACAGAAATTTTTGTTCTGATAGCGTAAGATACCGTTCTACCATTTTTAGTGGCAGTAATGTGATTAATACCCGCATTTTTCTGATTACCAAACAAGAATACAAGAGCTGATGCTAACCAAAGGGCTTCACCACCTTTTGCTTTAATTGTTGGTTGTCCAAATGGATTATCAGGTAATTCAACCCAAGGTTGATTAACTACCACCATTGTGTTTGTATATGGGAAATCTTCTTTACGAGATTTAGTAATCCGAGCTTGAATACCCATACCAATCTTATCCGCTAATACAGATGCGTTATGTTGTTTACCACCTTTACCGTCAAATGTCATCTTACAAGGAACTGAACCAACTGAATCCCAAAGGAAACAAAGAGAATAAGGAATATTACCTTTTTCTTGTTCGTCTAATAGTTCGTTAATGTAATCTGTAACTTGTTCAATGTAGTCAAAGTTATCGTTAAAGATGAATTGACCATCCCATTCACCATCAACCATTTTAGCTTCAAGACCAAGTTCTACTGCATGGTCCCAACTCCATTTTTTCTCGGTGATAATAAAAACAGGCAAATGCCCCTTCTTCTGTACAGACACAGCGGCTTTGACAAGCGCGGTCGTTTTTGAAGAGTTCGAGTGACCCAAGAACATGTTGATGTTACCCAAAGCAGGACCAGGTAAACCGCAACTATTATGGAAAGCTTCACCGACCTCATAAAAGTCTGTTTCTTTATATTTTGTCTTGGTTGAATATTTGTCTTTGATTGCATCTAATGAAAATTCTTTTTTCTTTATTGCCATAAATGTCTATGATTTAATTTGTTTGTTGTTTAAAAATAGCAAAGGTTGGACACTTTGTGTATGTTAGTGTCCAACCTTTTATAAATTAAAATGGTAAATCACCATCTGGTTCTGCTTCTGCCTGTGGGTCAACATATGCCCCACCGATAGTACCTTCGTCAGATGAACTATCACCATAAACGTATTTACCTAAATCAGATGACCATCTTGGAGTTTCTCCACGAGCAATTGCTTCCAAATACTCAACAGGTTTCTTAGAGTAAACATCCATCCAAGTAAGTGGGTCTTCAGTCCAAGCCTTAGCCGTTTCAGCATCTGCGTGAACAGGTGTTGGGTCATCATGCATAACAGTCTGAATAACCGTGTAAGTAGCACCTTTTGGTGTCTTCGCCTTTGTCAATTCTATGATAAGGTCACGACCATTAACAGGGTCTGTGATATCACCTTTAGCTTTCCAAATCGGAATAATTTTATCAAGGATACCTTCGTTCTTGTAATTGTGTTTAAAACGCCAAAACTTAACTCCGTCAGCTTCGTTATCACGGTCAACCACTTTAACGATATAGAATTTACGTGGCTTATACGCCTTTGCAAGTTCTTTATCAGACTCTTTACCTGTTGACATTAATTCGTCATGAATTTCAGTCAAAGGTGAACGCTCGTTGTCGTTCTTTCCTGGGTCATAGATTTTATTCCATTTACCCTCAACTTGTACTTCGTGGTACCATACTTCTTTGAAGGGTGATGACCCGTCAGGTGTAGGTAGAATACGAAGACGTTTCTGTCCTGAGTTCTCATTTTGCATCAAGATTGCTGCAAAATATTTTTTCATTCTGTCTTCTTGAGACATTTTGTTTGCAGAGTTACCTCCACTTTTCGCTTTTTCATACTGTGCGAGTACAGCATCTAGGGAATTTGTCGCCATTTTGTGTGTATAATTTATTAGTTAATATTCAAGTATAAGTGTGTCAGCCGTAATAGTCAAATTCGAAATTTAGAATTTCAAAGGTTTGTAACCATTCTCTTCTCCAAAATCGTTAAATGTAGTTTTAATTTCTGATGGTGTATAACTTTCAACTTCATCAGTTGTTAAAACATATTCATTTTTTCCTGATTTTTCCATATCTTGTTCTTTATCTATAAAGAAATCCGATAATTTTTGATTGTATGGTCCTGAGTCTAAACTTCTCAATTCAAGTTTTTCTTGTGGAGTTTTTTCTCTGTATTTTTCAATCTTAGATTCAATATCATTTAATTTTGTAAAAATACCTTCCATATCTTTTAATTTACTTTCTAAACCATTTAACTGATTAAAAAGATTATTAAAGTATTCTTCTTGTTTTGTTTCAATATTTTGTTGTGACTTTACTAAATCAGTAATTTCCAATTCTTCAGTTCCTGTTTCTTCAGAACCTTCATCCCCAACTTTTTCAACATCAGGGTCATTCTCAACATCAATAGGTTCAGGTTCGGTTGACGCTGGAGGTGTTGTACCCGCAACATCTGCCTCTCCACCAGGCGCTGGAGGTGGTGGTGGTACCGCACCTGGTTCAGGAGTTGCTAATGGGTCATCACCAGGAGCCGGAATTGTTGTCCCCGCATCTTGTTCTAAAATATAATTATTAATTTTATTATATCTTCTTAACTCTTCTATAATTGTTTGTGATATTGCCATTTTAACCGTTTAATAATTGTTTGAAACCTTGTGTTGTTTCTACGTTTATTTTTTTATTAGTATGAAGAGTATTATTAACTCTTTCAATTAATCCATCTTTCATTCTGATTGTATAACAATCACCAGTATCTAAATCACAAACTTCTTTGAAACCATTTCCTTTATCTGTTTCAGTTATTCTTGTGCTTTTTCCAAGATATCTGTCTAAAATTTCTTTAGTGCCCATAATTGTTTTTTATTATAAATATATCTCTGTTATAAAGAGTTCAATTCTGTGTCAAAATACTTCTTAATAGTGTCTTGTAATTTATCCAATTCAGTTTTATTAGTTTCTTTAAATTTGTCATAATCAATGTCAGTCTGATATGGGAAATATTTTAAATAACATTTAGCAAATTCTTTTGCGTATTCCACAGAATTTGCAAAGTTTAAAACTTCATTTTTAAATAACCTACCAAATCTAGAATTTAATAATTTTACACTATTTTCAGGAGTATTAAAAACAAAATAAGGTTGACTTACACTATTAATCTCTAAACAAATATATAATTTATCAACAATATATTGTTTATTAGTTCCACCAATAATATCAGTACTTACAGGTATATTGGCTAAATTATTATTATAAACTTTTAATCCAGTTCCGCTATCATTTTCTAAAAGTATTAAAGTATAAATTAATTTTTTTCTTTCATTATCACTTACATATTCATTAATATAAGCTACTATTTCAGAATAAGTTAGTGTTGTTGTTGTTGTTGAGGTTAACACATATTCACTAAATGTTGCACCTGAAGGTTCACAATTAGCGGTTGATGGGTTGGCCTGATTATTAATATTTTCAATAGCTATTGCCGAAATTTCAGTTTGTGTTCTATTAGGCAATGGGCTAATAGTATTTTGAGATGTTTTACTCTGTTGTACTATATTTTGTAAAAGTTCTCTTTTAATTGTTTGTAACAATTGGTCAACAGTCGGTAAAGTAAATACACTCATTCTTGTGCCAGTAAATGTTGTCTCAAAATTACCACTACTTATTGAGTGTGAAACACTTGTAATTAAATACGTACCACCAAATAAAGGCATATTTCTTAATATAAAATACATACTTGGTTGTATCATAACATTACCAAACGAATTAACTGACGCTTCATAACTTCTTAATTTATATAAATTATATAATGATACGTTTTGTGTCGATGTTGTTGTTCCATTCGCTAAATTAGCCATTTCAAATTCTCGATATAACGATTCACTTGTTGGTTTACCTAAATCTTGTGATACTGAAACATTTTTAAATATACTTTGATTTTGAAGACCAAAGTCAACCGAAAATCCTACTACTTTATTAGATAAACCACAAACCTTATTACCTGTTGAACTATCAACCAATGGTTGTTGAGCAGCTCTTTTTAAATCAAAACCGTCATTATTATAACCATTTGCGGTATCAGGATTTTCCAATTGTTTTGACGCTTGGTCAACATACATACAAACATATTTAGTTTTTGTTTGTTGATAATCAACATTTGTAAAAGTACCAAAAAGAGAATTCGCAAAACTAACTGGTTCACCACTTGGTGGTTCACAGTCAATAGACGGGTCATTAATACCATAAAAATTTATGTAACCAGGAATAATAAAAGGCGTAAAATGGTGTTGAATTAAAATACTATCTATTATCGCATTAACAGGACCATCAATTGTTTTTAATAAATCTTTAACTTTAAAAACATCAACATAAATTTTATCCCCAATATCTCTGTTTGCTCTATCTAAAAATAAAAAATCTTCAAATAAAGTTTCAGAATTATAATTATGTCCAGCAATCCAAGTGTCATTCATTGCCTTAAATTTCTCATATTTCTCAACTTTTGATTGTAAACCATCAATATTCGATTGTTGCGTACTATAAGGATTTATTTTTTGTACGGATGGTAAACTTTTTGATATTTGTATGAATGTTTGATTAAATAAACTAGATAATTCACTGTCAAAAGTTGTTAAAATAGAATCAATTGTTGTTTTAAAACTTGTACTATCAAAAACACCATTTGTATATTGTTGTAATTTTTTAGTCGCGAAAACTTTAATTACATTTTGATAATAAATAATGTTACTACTTGTAAACTCAATATTCATCGTTGGAAAAAAATCGGTTATAAATGACCCGTCATCACTATAAATTAATTGGGATATCGTTGAGAACCCAACATACAGTTCTAAAGTTTTCCAAGCTTCGGGATATAATAATTGTGAATCCGCTAATGTAATTGTTCCTCCCGATGTTGGTAATGAATTATTAATATAACCACCTGGTGGTATTGTATTTAACAATGGGTTTGATGAAACACTACTAAAAATTCTTTTATCGTATTTTTTAGGATTACCAATTGATATTAGTTTATTATAACTAATATGTGAATTTAAAATAATAGATTGTTGAGTTATCTGATTCTCACGTATCAAATTAATATTTGCCACCGTTGAGTTATCAGGATTTTTATCCGTGGTAAGTATATTTTTAATTACATTATAAAATTTTTCTTTTTCGGTGTCTTTATTTGGTGATTTTGCGTAATTCAAAAAAACACTTTCAATCATATCTAATTCATCTTTTGAAAATACTGAAAAAATTTCTTCAATTGAATCGTACTCATCTTCAGCAAATAATTCAAAAGGTGTTTGTATTGCGATACTTCCAATATATATTCTTTTTAAATATTTGTCAGGGGGATTAATTATAAATTGTGTAGTATCAAAGTAACCATAGTTAGGTCCTCCCCACAATAACCTAACACTACCATTATACATACTATTATTATTAATTAATGAATTTCGAACAAAAGGAAGACCTGATGAATTATCAATCATTTCAGCAACTAATTGATTACTTGTTGCGGATGTTTCAGTATCATATATTCCAAATGATGGAGTAATAACATATTTATTCGCTTGTATATCTTTAACTAATACACT